GTCTATAATGAGCGGACTGGATTAAAGGAAGACATTGTGGTTCCCAAAGATACAGTCGCGATTATTGAAAATCCGCTTTATGCAGTAATCAATGAGCCGAACTCAACGATGCAACGTTTGATAAGGAAGCTGAATTTATTGGACGTTGTCGATGAGCAGAGCAGTTCAGGAAAACTCGATTTAATTATCCAGCTTCCCTATGTAATTAAAACAGAAGCAAGGCGTCAACAGGCTGAGAAGAGGCGTGTCGAGATTGAGCGACAGTTGGCAGGTTCTAAATATGGTATTGCATATACCGATGGTACGGAGCGGATCACACAGTTGAATCGTTCTGTGGAAAATAATCTGATGAAGCAGATTGAATATCTGACGAGTATGCTTTACAGCCAGTTAGGTATCACTCAGAGCATATTGGATGGTTCCGCAGACGAGAAGACCATGTTGAACTATTATAACCGTACTATTGAGCCAATAATTTCAGCAATCGTTGACGAAATGAAACGTAAGTTCCTTACCAAAACAGCCAGATCCCAAATGCAATCAATTCTGTTCTTCCGTGACCCCTTCAAACTTGTACCGGTATCCGATCTGTCAGAAATCGCTGACAAATTCACAAGAAACGAGATTATGACATCAAATGAAATTCGGCAGATTATTGGCATGAAGCCATCTGACGATCCGAAAGCCGATGAGCTGAAGAATAGTAATATCAGCGAGGCAAAATCTGAGCCTTCAAATGAGGGTTCTGATGTCGAATCTGGTGAAAGTGATTCCGGAGCAGATTACGACAGCATCGTAAATGAGCTGCTTGATGGTCTTGAAAAGGAGATTGATGAAATTATAGGAAACTATGTTTCAGATGATGAGGAGGAGACCTAATGGATATTAGTGAGCTCCTTCAACATTATGCATCTCCTTATTATGACCCGGTAAAAGCTCATGAATACTATATGAGAACCAGAGAACTCAAGGGGCGTCGTTCTACAACGAAGCTCAATGATGAAGGTAAAGAAATCTGGGCTTATACAAAGAATGAGATAAGCAGTGAGAAGAAGGAAAAGGTAAAAGAAGAACAGGAAAAGAGAGAACAAAAAATTGCTGAACTGAGAGCAAAGGCTAAGGCAACCCGAGAGCAAATCTCAGCCAAATTAAAGGAACTGAATGCTCAGCTTACCGAGGAATCTTCGTCAAGAAGGAGTAGGGTTGATTCCCGTAAAAAATCCGATTTGGAGGATATTGGAGAGGAAGCTGAAGACCAGAAAGAGCGTATTGACGAAAAGAAAAATGCCGAGATTGAACGCTTAATGGCGATAGAAATTCCCTCCGGATTATCTAAAGAAGAAAGGGCAAAGCGAGTGGTGGAGCGCAACGAGAAAATCGCAAAGCTTCGTGATGATGCCACCGAGGATAAGGCTAAGGTGAGTGAGCAGGCGAAAGCCGAAAAGGAAGAGGTGAGAACTTCCGCAAGTCGTAAGAAGAAGCGAATTACCGAAGACACCAAAGAAGAGAGGGCTGATAATTCTGCGAGTGCTAAATCAGAAAGAGAAGAAGTCAGTACAGAGTTAAAGGCTGCTGTCACCGCTGCCAGGGAAGCTTATAAAGCGGCAAAAGAGAATCTTGATGTCACTTATGAGGAACTTTATCAGCAAGAGTTCGACAAGATAGCTTCCGAATACAAAGCGGTTAAGAAACGGAGGAAGTGATAATGGCTTTCGCACAATACTGACAAAAGGAGTGATTTTCAAAATGGAGAAATACGATTTTAGTGGTTGGGCCACTAGAAACGATCTTCTTTGCGCCGATGGCCGTACCATCAAAAGGGATGCATTTAAGAGCCAGAATGGACAAACTGTTCCCCTGATTTGGGGACATAATCATTCTGCTCCTAATTGCGTACTTGGTCATGGTGTGCTGGAAAATCGTGATGAGGGTGTTTATGCCTACTGTAGTTTCAATGACAGCGAATCCGGACAGGCAGCGAAGAAGCTGGTTCGGCATGGAGACGTTCGTTCGCTTTCTATTTGTGCCGGTCAGCTTAAACATGCCGGAGCGAATGTGGTGCATGGCGTTATCTATGAACTGAGCCTTGTTCTGGCCGGAGCCAATCCAGGAGCTTTCATTGACTCCGTCATGGCTCATGGCGAGTCTTCAGAAGACCGTACCATTATTGGATACGATGAGAACATTATGATCTATCATTCCGCTGAGGAGGATGATAAGTCCGAGGAAAAGAAGACGGAGGAGAAATCCGAATCTAAGGAAGATAAGACTTCTGAAGAAAAGCCTGAGGAAGATGACGAGACAATTGAGCAGGTATTTAATACCTTCAGTGAGAAACAGAAAAATGTGGTTTATGCAATGATCGGACAGGCTATTGGGGAAACCGATGAGCCCGAAGATAAAAATGACGACGATTCTAAAGGAGGAAATACCGAGATGAAGCATAACGTGTTTGACAACGATAAGAAAAACGAGACCGGTGGCTTTCTGACCCATTCCGCGCAGGAAGACATCATTAAGATGGCGAAGACCAGTCAGGTTAGTACTTTCCAGACAGCTCTTCAGCTTTATGCGGAGCAGAATGGCCTTCAGCATGATGCGGTCAGCGGCGGCTTTGTTCAGACTGGCGACGGAAACGTGACGAGTCTGTTCCCGGAATACCAGGAAGTACGTCCGGGTGCTCCTGAACTCATTACAAACGATCAGGGCTGGATTACCAATGTAATGAGAAAGGTGCATAAGAGCCCGATTTCCAGAATCAGAACCAGCCAGACCGACATTCGTGGGATTGACGCTCTTCGTGCCAGAGGATACAAGAAGGGGAAAGAGAAGCAGCAGGCTGGTAATTTCAAGCTGGTGCGTAGAACCACCGATCCGCAGACTGTTTATGTGAAGAATGCTCTGCATCGCGATGACATCGTTGACATCACTGATTTCGATTATGTGAAGTACCTGTATGACATCGACCGCCTGATGCTCAATGAAGAGCTGGCAATTGCAATGATGCTGGGTGACGGTCGTGAAGACGGCGACGAGGGCAAAATCGATCCGGATAAGATCAGACCTATTTGGACGGATGATGATCTTTACACCATTCACGCTGATCTGGATGTTGAAGCCGCAAAGAAGGAGCTTCAGGGTACTAACACAGGGGCGAACTTTGGTGAGAACTATGTTTACGCTGAGGCTATGATTAACGCAGTTCTGTATGCGAGGGAGCATTACAAGGGTACCGGTACTCCGGATATGTACATTACTCCGCATATGCTCAATGTGATGCTTCTGGCCCGAGATATGAACGGCCGCAGAATCTACGCTTCCAAGGCGGAGCTTGCGTCTGCCTTCAACGTGGGTGAGATCCTTACCGCTGAGCAGTTCGAGGGCAAGACTCGTAAGACGGATGACAGCAAGACTAAGAAGCTGCTTGCTATCATCACGAATCTGAATGACTATTCTCTGGGCGCTACGAAGGGCGGCGAAGTTACCCACTTCACACAGTTCGATATCGACTTTAACCAGGAGAAATCCCTTCTGGAGACCAGATGCTCCGGTGCTCTGACCAGAGTGTACTCTGCTATTGCGATCGAAGAGGATGTAACGGAAAACCCTTAATCGGCTTCTCCGTTAGTCCCGAAGATGGGGAAGCCAATCTATTCGGGAAAACGGTAGATTCGTTACAGGAGAACGTTGTTGTCGGAGAGTCCGAGATTACGGGTACATTGAAGCACGTTACCGGATACACGGGATTCAGCAGCAATACGTCTGAGCAGGAAGGAAACTATCTTGCTTTGAAAGTCGATGCCGATTCCGAGGATGCGATTGCGACCGTTGAGCTTGTAGGTGGCACCAAAGGACCGGTTACGCTTGATGATGACATGAACATCGTACTCCTTATCAAGAATAAGGATACTCAGAGCATCAAGGTGACGGTGAATGATGGGGAAGATTCCACTACTAAGACTTATGGGCTTACCGGATTGACTTTGGAGACAGAGTAAAGGAGAAAATTCAAAATGGCAAAGTTTTTTGGAAAAATCGGCTATGCAGCATCAAAGGATGTTCGCCCTGGTGTTTGGGATGGGGAAATTACTGAACGAGAGTATTTCGGCGATTTGATTCGGAATACCAGTCGGTATCAGACTTCCGATAAACTTAATGATGACATCAATATTTCCAATGAGATCAGCATTGTGGCCGATCCTTTTGCCTATCAGAATTTTCATGCAATGCGGTACGTTGAGTTCATGGGAGCGAAGTGGAAGATTTCCAGTGTTGAAGTGCAGTATCCGCGCCTGATTCTGACGGTAGGGGGTGTGTATAATGACTGATCGACGAATCATGTTTCATAAACTATTGTGCGGGATATTATCTTGTCCGATAGAAGGTGAACAGTGCCGATGTTATTTTCAGCCTCCGGAATCTATTAAGATGAATTACCC